AAATGGGTTAAGTCAGATCAGCAACGACTGCGTGGCTCTTCTCGTTCGAGCACTTGAGTGTTGCTTCTGCGGTCATCAGGAATTGATCACCATCAGAGTTCTTGCCGATTTCCTTGGTCTTGTAGCCATCAAGGAACAGAACCTGGAAGTGCTCAGGATCATACAAGAGCAGGTCACGGGTCAGGCCGTATTGGTGCGCCTTGATCTGCACATCACCGAACGGGCCTTTATAGACATCTGCACCGGCCATGATCTGCGCCTGACGGCCAGAAGGCGTCACGCGAATCTCAGCGATACCGGCAAAGCCATCAAAGATCTGCTTATGCGTCGAAGACATCATGGCGCAATTAGGCTCGCCGCCCTCATCAAAGGCAGACGCATGCGCCACCTTGAACAGAGCCTCCGTCAACGTCCGCTGCGTGCCGTTTGTGGCTGCACCGACAACACCAGACGAAAAGCCGCCATCAGAGCCACCGGTGCCGCGAGCCGTATTTGTCTCAAGCCACGCAAGCGCACCGGCAGACCGCCGCGGCGTAGAGCCTGACTCGTCATTACTGGCATAATTGCCAATGAAACGGGCCTCCATGTCGCGGCGCATCTCAATGCCCTTGAGCAAGCGCTGACGCTTTTTCTCAGACTGACGCCCGGCCTTGTCCACGATTTCAGACGTACGAGAAACGCCGCCCTTCTCTTCGAAGATCTGGTTAAAGTTACCCACCCGCGCAGTGCGGTTAGGGGCATTCGGGTTGCCGTAATCGTTACCCTCAAGCGCCGCGTTTGTGGCGTCTGGAGCCCGCAAGCCCTCTGTTTGCCAATCAGTGTAACGGGCGTTTGATTTGCCTCGACCAATCGACGTTACAAAAGGAGTCTTTTCAGGTGCTACCCGGTGGATAACGTTCTGCAAGTCCTCTCGTTGACCAACCATGTTCGTGGTGGTCTCCATATTTGTTGGAGCAGCCATAGCTGTATACCTTTTTAGAAGTCAGGCATTGCGTCCAAGGCGTTCCTCATCGAGGGGTTTTTCGCAAAGTTTTTCTTTGCGGTCGCCTTTTTACGTTGCCTGGATGTTGAAGTCTGACCCGCAGAGGCTTTGATGCCCTTTGGTGCGGGTTTGCTCGGTTTCGACTTCGAAGCATTCGCTTTGGCTGAAGCATTCATTTCATCATACAGCATGGCTTTGTAAGCAATATCCTGATCGGCCGCTGACCCCGAACGCACCTGATCAGGCGTGTAACCGTAAGTCTGGCTGAGATACTGGGATAGCTTGGCGCGGGCCTCTAAAACTTCCGGCTTGTGCTGCTTTAAGAGGTTTGCCTGTTCTTCGGCAAATGACTCCTGCTGCGCCAAATCGGCGTTTTGTTTGACCTGCATGGCCTCAGTCCGCTGCTGATTAAGCATGTCGGAATAAGCCTTGTGCTGGCTGTATAAGTCAGGGTTTTCCGCACTCAGTCGATACCAGTCCTGCGCGGTCCATTGGTCATAGCCGCTTTGCTGGATGTTGGATTCGATCTGCTGCAAGACCTGATCTGCGCGCTGTGCAAATGTGCCTAGCGCCTTGGTCGCTTCAACCGCTTTTTTTCGCTCCTGCCCACTCTCGGAGAGTATGCGCTGCGTGGCTTTGTCTCTCTCTTCCTCCCGACTGGCAACGTATTGCTGAAGCTCGGGTGGCATCTGAATAAACTTGGCCTTGGCTTCGTCGTCTCCCCAGCTCTTCGGAATCTCAACAGCTACGGTGACCTGATCTTCATCAGGGCCGTCTTCGCCATCATCTTCCTCGTCAGCTTCTTCTTCATCGGAAGCGGTGACCTCATCGAGGGCCTCTTCCTCCTCATCCGCCGTGGGGTCGGCGTCTTGGATCTCGTCTTGCTCGTCAACGTCAAGCTCAGTCTCGGCTTCCGGCTCCCGCTCTTCAACGATAACCTCATCCCCGGACCAGTCGGCCTGCATGGCCTGATCAATGCTTAAACCTTCAACGCTCATGTTTTTCTTCCTCTTCAGCAATGCGACCGTCACCGATCAGCTTTTGCAAATCCCAAATCACTTCTTTCAAGGCAGCATGCTTGTGCCAGAGCAGCTCGCGATCTTCTGCGGTCTGAGCCCTTGCCCAATCGTCCTTGTATTTCTCTTCAGCGCGGGCGACATACTCACCAAACTCCTCAAGCAGCTTGCGAGCCTTATTCGCCTCACGAATACGCTCAGCGCGTGTCATTTCCTCAGCCAGTTTGGCCTCCAAATCTTACGTCTTGAACATTGGCCTTGGTCGCGGCTTCCATCTGCATGCCCTCACGCTTCAACAGCGCTTCGATCTGCATCTGCATCTGTTTGAGCTGAGCTTCTGTGTTGATCTTGTACTCGTCGGCCTGGGCCTTCTGGTTGATCTTCTGAATCTCAAGACCCTGCTTGCCCTGAGCTTCCTGCAATTGCTGCTGAAGCTGCTGGATAACCTGCTGCATCTGCATCATGCGCGGATCAGGCTGCTCGGCATCCTCTGGAATCTCTGAAAAGAACATCTCCGGCGAGCTGTAACCAAGGTCACGCGCCAAGCCCTCATAATAGTTCTGCATGTTCTGAGCCGTCACCACCTGAACACCCATCTGCTGCTGGTATTCAATCGCTGAGCCCATCGCATCGCCCAGCGTCTTGCGGTTATCAATCTTCTCTGAACGTCCGCCCGATCCAATGCCAATCGCAATCGACATATCCTGGCGGTCTGCCCACTCACTTGGCTGCAAAGCAACAAACTTGCCCTTCTTGCGCAGCTTGAAATCATGAGACGAGTGCAGGCGCATAATCTTGTGCAGCCCTAGCGCCAGATCCTTGACGCCAGATTCAGCAATCAAGCGCGCCATCATCTGAATACGCTTCATCATCAACGCAAACTGATCAGCCGCACCGCCGCGCGTATCGTGCAGAGCGTCCGACTTCATGCCCTGACCAAACCGCATTATGCCCGTGCGCTTCTCACCAGCCACGTCAGCCGTCTCCAGCGCACTCAACACATCAAAGTTCAAGGCCCCGCCCCTAATCGGCGTCACAGCACCAGACGAGCGCACACGCACCGGAGCACCGGGCACATTATTGAGCAGATCGCTGATCGTATAATCGCCCATCTTGTCCTCGGCCACCTCAGAGCGCTGATTCAGGGCAAACAAACCGCTATCGAGCAACATGCGAAACAGGTTTGTCTTGATCTTCATAATCTCGATCATCTTGTCTGCGACCGACAACCCGAAGAGGCGATGCGGGACCAGATACGGCGTTAATGCCGCATAAGGCATGTATTCAATCTCTTCAGCGTGCACAAAGACGCTCTCGCCGTCGCCAGTGATGACGCTATAGCGCCTCATATCGTTTTCAGGCACCTTGAGCAGCTTAATGACGTGGTAAATAACCTCGACTTGCTGCAAGTCGCCTATGCCCTCGGCATCGCTGTCCTGCTCGTCTGCCATGTCCCGCTGGTCGCGGATTTCTTCAGTGTCAGAAGCATCATAGGGCGGCAAAGACCTAACCTTGTCCGGGTCAAAGCCCTCAACAATCAAGTCCTGCATGCGAAGACGAGCCCGATGAGCCGCATAGGTCGCGTCCGCAAGCTGCACAGTGTCACGAGACACAGCAAAGTCTTCTGACGGAACAGGCTCATAACCCGGCATGCCAGGGTGCTTGAGAAACTTGACCTCAACTTCATACATCTCGCCAGACTCATCGACGGGCTGGGCTGAAACAATCTCACCGCCACCCTCCTGAAGCGCCTGAAGTTCAACCGGGTTTACCGTGCGCGTTTGTGTGTCAAACTCCGGCTCTCGCCAGAACATGCGAAAAACACCAGTGCGGGTCAGCAGCGCATCCTTGATGACGTGGCTGAAGTTCATGAAGCCCTTGTTTTCTTCTGTCAGGATCTGCTGAATGGCATCTGTTTCCTGCGATGCCTTTTCTATGTCCTCATCGCCCTGGGGCCTGAATGAAACAATGTCATCACCCCCAAAAAACACATTCATCAGGTCGGGAAACACAATCTCGATTGCATCCGCAACATCCGTGCTGACAACCTGACTTCTGTTCTGAAGCTGGGGCAGATCGTACACATCACCCCGGAAATAACGCAAAGCCTTCTCGCGCGCTGCGAAAAGCTCCTCACCGTCATTATCCATGCCCACACTGTCCCGGCGCTCGGCCGCAACGTACTTGAGCAGTTCTTCATTCGTGAAAGGAAGCTGTTTGGCTTCGTCAGTTTGCATTAAGCGGCTCCGTAGTCCGGTATTACGAGCTTATTGCCCGTTGGTTTTGTCTTTGCGTATCTGATCATCATCATCGCGTAGCGAGAGGCGCAGATCACATCATCGCGCTCTTTGACAATCAGCCCATCCTCGCGGTGGTACAGCCGGAATTCACCTAGCCATTTCCCGCAATTTTTGAACACTTTCCAGCGCCCGGTTTGCATGCGGTCCAGCATCTCCATAACGCCAGCCTCTAGCCCGTGCGTGCCATCATCAAACGTCGCACGCTCTGGGAGCATGTTGACGCCATTCTTTCGGTAACTCTCTGCGAGCTGATCACCTGACTGCTTATCGTGCTGCAAGCCATCGTGCGGCCAGCTAACCGGAATCCACTTGCCCCATGCATTGATAGCTGCCGAGTGAATAACCGGCGTTGCCTCGCGCTGTGCGTATTCGTTCACTACATAAATGCAGTCTGCGTCACGATCCCATGCAATCTTAACTGCCGCCGTGGGGTGATCCCAACCAAAGTC